AATCTGGGTTTATTGTTAATGCAAACAAGATATCCTAATCTAAATTAGTAGTTCTTTATATTTATAATAAAGGAACTATTATATGAGTACAGAATTCGAACTTTTTAAGGGAACTAATTTTTCTGATTTGATGAAGGATATTTATCATAATTCAAAAAAGAAATCTAGGCAAATTGATACTTTAATTAAAAGCTTAGAGCCGATGATTAAGAATACAGGCGACGCGACCGTTATAGTTCCTATGATCAAAGACTATTTAGAAGTTTCTGTTAAGAATGATGATGCGTTAGTTAAACTAGCAGCTGTTTGTCAACGATTGGTATCTGCATCTGGAAAGGATGATGAAGGTAATGAATATGGATTGACGGATGAAGAAAGAGCACGTTTATTAGAAGAGGCTGAAGCAGAAATAGAAAAGTTAAAACCAGAAACAGAGGCAACAAATGGCATCACCGTTGACAGAGATAGGTCAGGTAATAGAGACTTGGTTACCGACCCAATTCAAAAAGACTAAAGATCTTCAAGGCAATGAGTTACCGCCAGGGACTATTCGCGTACGATTCCTTAAGGAAGAAGTATATGCATATCCTGCCGACCCAAACAAGATGCCCATTCCAGTATATGGTGAACAAGTATTATGTGTTAGTGCGCCAATGGGTACATCTGATACACGTAATCAACATCAATGGTATTATACTCAAGTACTTAATACACATGGTAATGTCAATAATGCTGTGTTGCCCTTTTTACAAGACGCAACGGTCGAAGGAAATGCAGTTGCAAATGATCCTATAGCAGTTGTCGGAAAAGGATTGCGTCCAGAACAAATTAGTTTTACAGAAAAAGATATTGTTTTTATTCAGCCGTTTCAAGGCGATATAAACTATCTAGATCGTTTTGGTAGTATATTGAGATTTTCGTCGACACATAAAAAAGATTTAAACAAATACCAAGAAGTTCCTTTTTGGAAAGGTGATAAAGCCGGCGATCCATTTGTTTCTATTACATGTGGTGTTAAACAAGCAACAGATGGCAATAGTTTAGATAAATATTATGCTATAGAAGATCCTAAAAAAGATTCGTCATTTATATACTTAACGTCTACACAATATTTTGATACAATAAAATTTTCTCAAAAGAATGTTGGAAAACAAGTAAAATCATTAAATAATTATAAAAATGGTCAAGTAATAATTGGGTCTGATCGTTTAGTATTCGATGCTCGTAAAGATGAGTTGTTATTAATATCTAAAAAAGATGTTAAAATTGCTACACCATCATGGCAAACAGATATGAATGAATTTTTTACTCAAATAGAAGCATTTATTAATATATGTGTTGAACAAGCTCAGGGAGCTAAGCCATATGCTACCCCAACAGGCCCAACAGGCCCAAGTTCAGCATTACCAGAACTGCAAAAAATACAGGCAGCATTAAAACAAATGAAACAATAGGAATTATATGGAAAATACATCATTACAAGGAACTGGTCTGGTAAGGAAGACTTTATTTAACGATATCAGACGAGCATTTTTAGCACAAAAACATAATACGGGCGACCAAGATGCTGCAATTGATAAGATTGCAAACGATTTATCAATTGCAATTGATAAGTATATTAAGTCCGGACTTGTTATAACAGATCCTGGTCAATTAGTAACTACGGTAGTAGGAACTGCAGTAACAACTACAGGTACTGCTATTAGTCAGGCAGGTAGAGGTGTTGGGGCAGGAGCTGGTGCAACAAGTGCTACTGGAACAGGCCGTGTTATATAATCAATAGTTGGCCGTATCAATATTTATTAAAAAGGAATTACTATGAAAACACAAGGATTCGTAAAGTTATTACGTAAGGTAATTAGGGAAGAAGTTCGTAACGTTATTGTTAAAGAACTAAGGCCTATCTTAAATGAAGCGAATATTAAAAAACATGATATTAATCTTCAAGAGGTAGCAGATATCCCTTTACAGCCAAAACAACCGGTTATGAAAAAACAGTTTACAAAAAATGCCGCATTAAATGATATCTTAAATGAAACAGCCGCAACACCGCCATCAGAATGGAATTCAGTGAATTTTAGATCTGACATGGCTGAGGCATTTGGTATGCAAAGTTCTAATACTCCATTAGCAACAAAAGGAATTAATGGAGAAAGAGTTGATATGAATAATGAGGCAGTTGCGTCTACAGTAAATGCAATGACAAAAGATTATTCAGCATTAATGAAAGCAATAGATAAGAAAAAGGGAATGTAATAAATGGCTCGTCCAATATACCAATATAAACCAATTGAAAATAATGATACTGCATTAGGCATATTATTTCCATTTAACAAAGATGCTAAAGGGAAATCACCTACAGCTGCATATTCTGCAGCAGCATCGTCAGGTAAAGGTGTATTTGAATCTTCTTATACAACACAAGAAGCTGTTATATCAAATCTTAAAAATCTTATTCTAACTTCAAAAGGCGAACGATATATGCAACCAAATTTTGGAACAAGTATACAAAATATATTGTTTGAAAATAATACAGCAGATATGAGAAGTGAATTACGAGAAACGATTGAGGAAGATATACAATATTGGCTGCCATATGTTAAATTGAAAGATGTTGAAATAGTATCTTCTACAGATATGCATGCAATAATAGTTAAACTTAGTTTTAGAATCGATACTATAGGAGCAAATGTTGCTATTAATATTTTAGCTAATGAAAATGCACTTCAAATTGAGTCTGTAGAAGAAGGCGAAGAAATACAACAAGTCGGTACAATTGGAAATGGTGTACAATTTAACACAGGCCGTATAGGGTCTTATTAAGAAATAAAGAAAAGGTTAACTTATGGGAGACTTAGTTAAAAAAGACGTAAAATACTTAAATAAAGACTTTGCTCAGTTTAGACAAAATTTAATAAACTTTGCAAAAAATTATTTTCCAGATACATATCAAGATTTTAACGAATCATCTCCTGGTATGATGTTTATGGAAATGTCTTCATATGTTGGAGATGTGTTATCATATTATACTGATAATTCTTTTAAAGAATCTCTATTATCAACAGCAGAAGAATCTTCTAATATATTAATGTTATCACAATTGTTTGGATATAAACCAAGATTAAATGCGCCTGCTACATGTACAGTAGATTTATTTCATTTAGTACCAGCAAAAGGAACAGGAACAAGTGCAGCTCCGGATATGGCATATGCATTAACAGTTGCAAGCGGCTTAGAAGTTTCGACAGATACAGGTATCATATTTCATACAGAAGAATCAGTCGACTTTTCTCAAGATCCAGAAATAACAGTTTATGAAATTGATGGTGCTGGTAATGTTGTGCGATATTTGTTAAAGAAACAAGTTAAGGTAATATCCGGTACAATTAAATCTATAAATTTTAGTTTTGGTGACCCAAAGCCGTATGATAAAATTATATTGCCTGATACAAATATAATCGATATTATAAGTTGTACAGATTCAGCCGGCAATAAATGGAATGAGACAGATTATCTAGCTCAGGATACAATTTTTGAAGATATTGCAAATATACCTTTTAATGATCCAGATCTATCAGTTTATAGATCAACAGTGCCATACATATTAAAATTGAGAAAAACTGCTAGAAGGTTTGTATCTAGAGTAAGAGATGATAATAGGATTGAATTATTATTTGGTTCAGGAGTGTCTTCTGATGCAGACGAAGAAATTATTCCTAATCCTAAGAATGTAGGACATGGATTAGAATACCTAAGACGTACTACTACATCTAATATTGATCCTACAAACTTTTTGTATACTAGTACATATGGTATTGCGCCATCGAATACGTCATTAGACATTAGATATTCATACGGCGGAAAAATGGAAGAAAATGTAGGAATTAGTTCAATCGTAAATATTAATTCTGTATCATATCTTAACGAAACTGGTTTAGTAGATTTAACTGCAACCAAGTCATCATTAGCGGTCATAAATAGTGAGCCGGCTGTAGGAGCTCGAGCAAGACAAGATTTAGATTCTATAAGACAAAATGCTATGGCAGCGTTTGCAGCACAGAATAGAGCAATTACAAGAGAAGATTATATATCTAGAGTATATTCTATGCCATCTAGATATGGTACAATTGCTAAGGCATATGTAATAGGAGATACACAAATAAATACTGCAGATAAAACATATCCTGCAGAAACTATATCAAATCCATATGCATTAAATTTATATATTTTAGCACAAGATGCCGAAAATAATTTTACAGATGCAAACCAAGCTTTATTAGAAAATTTAAGAACGTATTTATCACAATATAGAATGTTAACTGATGCACTTAACATTAAGTCAGCATTTATTATAAACTTAGGAATTAATTTTGAAGTTATTCCTACACCAAATGTCAATTCTAATGAAGTTGTGTTAAGGTGTATTGCTCGACTAAAGGTATTACTAAATAACGATAGAATGCAAATTAATGGACCGTTAAATATTTCATCGATTATATCAGATTTAGACAGTATAGAAGGTGTACAAAGTATTCCACTTTTTGAGTTTACAAATCTTCATTCTACTAGTAAAGGTTATTCCGGGAATCAATACGATATTAATAGTGCAATAAAAAATAATATTTTATATCCATCATTAGATCCTAGTATATTTGAAATAAAATATCCTAATGCAGATATAAAAGGTAAAGTGGTTAAGCCATAGGGATAAATTATGAACAGAATATATTACGCAGAAAGAGATACAACAATATATGAACAATACCCAGATCGTAATACTGGTATTGATGAAATATTGGAACTCGAAAAAATTACTTCCGGATCTATTAATAGTAAAACTGGCTTTATAGATGCTAATACATATAATAGTAGAATATTAATCGACTTTGGTTCGGAGATAATATCATTAGCACAATCAATAACAAATGGAGATATTCCATCACTTAGTAATAGTAATATAACATCGGCGTCTATATTTGTAAATCTACATGCTTCCGACGCTTCAGATTTGTTACAATCATATACAATTAAAGCATATCCTATATCCGAATCTTGGGACAATGGTAATGGTTATACGTCTGACAATCCTTCAACAAAGGTAGGGTCGTCTTGGTATAATAGATCAGGCGATGCAGTAGCACAAAGTGTTGTGACATGGGACACTGCTAATGCACATAGTAAGAATACATCGGCCGGAACAAGTAATAGTTCAGGAGGCGCAACATGGATAACAGGATCGGGATATGAAGCATCTCAGTCATTTGAAAACCAATCACCGGACATTAGAATCAACGTAACTGACATAGTGAAGCAGTGGGTGGACAATAATATTAGTAACAATGGCTTCATTATTAAAAGACCTTATTCAGATGAAATAAGTGGTGATTTAGGTGGTTCGATAAAGTTCTTTGGAAGAGAGTCTCATACAATATTTGTTCCTAGATTAGAAGTATGCTGGGATGATCAACGTACGGCATCAACTACAGGAATAACTTCTAATACATATGTTCCGTATTTTAAAAATATAAAGCCAGAATATAGGACTTCAGATATAGCAAGATTTAGATTAGGCGTTCGTCCGGAGTTTCCTACTAAGTCATATACAACATCATCATTTTATATAACAGAAGATATTCTACCTATATCAAGTTCATATGAAATTATCGATTCTGTAACAAATGATGTTATAGTGCAAGATGAAAAAATATTTAGCAATTCAACAACTAAGATTAGTAATGATAATGATGGCAACTTTTTTGATTTAAGAATGGATAGTTTTATGCCAGAAAGATATTATAAAATAAAGTTAACATGTAGAAGATCATATGATACACAAAC